CGCCAGAATTAACTTTCTTTACTGACCAAGAAAATAGTAAGTCTAAAAAAGCCAGTAATTTAAGTGAAACATTGATACTTTGCTGGGATAATACCGATTTAGGTAATAGGACTATCTCAAGAAGTCTTGACTTTACCCCTAATGCACAAATAAATATATTGGGTGGAGTTACCCCTGAGTGTTTAAGGACAAGCGTCAATTCAAGATTTATTACCAGCGGTATGCTTTCCCGAATGGTTTTTATTCGTTCTGATGAAACGATAATACCTCATCCCTTTCCTGTCGTTCCTGAAGGGAGAAGTTTAATTGAGATGAAACTTGCCGAAGACTTGAATAAGATAAAAAAGGTTAAAGGCAAGTTTAAATGGGAAGGTGAAGCACAGAAAAAATATGTCTATACTTATCAGGAAGAATTTCATAATCAGACTACCGAAGAAAAGAAAAAGAATGTCAAGAGATTTATGGTTACGGTATTAAAGTTAGCCATGGTATATTCCGTTGCCAGAGATGACAGTATGATTATTACCGAAGAAGACTTTAACCGAGCCTATATTACCAAGAAGAAAACTGATAAAGGTATTAGTGTTATTGAAGAAAGTATCTATATGACTGAATATGGCAGTAAGATAGATGATGTATTCAAAATTATCAAGGAGAGTGGGGAAATCAGCCATAGTGATTTGTTACGTAGAGTAGCACATAAAATTAGTTTAAAAGATTTTAATGAAGGGATAAATACTTTAGCAGATATGGAAAAGATTAAGATAAAAACAATGCATACTGCCAAAAAACCAAGTAAAATATATTTATATTGGAAAGAGTAAAATATGAAAATTAAAAAAGGCATAAAGATAATTACTATTACTCTTGAAGGTAATTTGAATAATATGGGATTTATTATAGATGGAATTGGAAGCACTTTAAATTTTTTTAGAGATGATTTTGATGTGAAAATAAATATGAGAATAGATAAGGAAAGTAAATTAAGGAAGGAGTGATGATATGAAAAGTAAAATTCTAACCGAAAATTGTTTCTGTGTCAGTGAATTAATAGATAGGCAGTTATTAAGTATGAAAAATTGTAAATTATTATTTCCTTATTTAGGCAAACAAATAGTAGAAAATATAATAGAGAGAAAATTGATTATACCTGAAGGTAATTTTATAGCACATATTTATGTTCAATTTGTTGAAGAAAAGAAATTTGTGAAACAAGCGAGAGAATTAGGATATATGAAGGATAAATGAGGTCTAAATATTCAAGATACCTCGAATATCAACGCAGATACCCTTAAAATCAACACGAAGGTTGCTCATAGATGATTATGACTTAACTTTTGCTTATTTTAATGTATAAAGGAGAAGTAAAAAATGAAAATGAAAGGTAAAACTTGTTTATTGGGTTGGGAGATACACGCATTTGATGAAAAAGGTAAAATATATGTAAAAGGAAGATTTGTTTTTGCAACAAAATATGGAATTTTATGTGATGAAATTTATACAATTGTTAAACGTGGAGAATGTACAGTGATTTATGGTAAAATTGAGGGAGAGACAGTTGCATTAGCTAATGTATATCTGGGAAAAGATGAATCTATATGCTTAAATACGAGAAGTTATTAGAGAGGGTGTTAAATCCATCCCTATTCCTTTTAAGAAGGTAAAAAAATGAAATTAGAAGATTTTTATTATAGAAAAGAAAAAAATGATACTCTTGTTAAGATTATTGCTCTTATACGTAAGAATAAAACAGGTGAGATAAGAGAATATAAAGATGAGTTATATTGGGGTAATTGGTATCAAGATGAAGAACCTTCTACTTATATATGGGAAGATGGCAATTATTCTTGTGATTGCAATAGGTATTTATTCTTTCAAAGAGTAAAAAATGAAAATGAAGATAATGAAGAATGTGGAGATGAATTATATTCAGTTAATTTAAAAAATCCTAAAAATGAAGAAATATTTTATAAAGAATATTAAAAACTAATTTTTACGTATAGGAGGAACAAATATGAAATCAATTAAACAAGAAAAGGATAAAATGAAAAAATATAAAGATATTCTATTAACAAAAGAAGGAATATATCTTGATACTAAAAGTAAATCTATATTAATAAGTTATACAATAAATGATAATGATGAAATTGAAATTATAGAAGTTAAAAAAATAAGAAGGAAAATGAAATGATATTATTAGTTTTTAATATATTTTTCATAATAATCTTTATTATTTTTACTATTTTTTTTATAATTAAAAAAAATATATTTTTATTAATATCAAATGGCATTTGTTTATTTTGTTATATTTATTCTACATTAATTAATGTGAAAAAATTATTTAATTAGAAGGGAAAGGTGGTGATTGTAATGGATATAATAGAAAAGGTAATATGTTGGGTGGCGATAATAATATTAGCCATTGGAATAATATATGCGATTTGGTCAATTTGGGACTGTGGTAGATGGACAAGAAATTATCGGTAAAGAATGATATTATTAAAAATATAATCTTGATTAAATCCATCCCCATTCCTTTAATAAATTAATATCCTTTTCAATTTTCTCTCCTATATCGTGCCTGTATTGCAGATTTTCTATTCTTAAATTACCGATAGTGCGGTATGCTCTTTTGAAGGCTTGGTAAATCGAAAGTCCTCTGGCTGTGATTGTTAAAAGGAAACCGTCAGCTCCAGTGGAATAATATTCTCCTTTCTCATTTAGCATAATATCACGAAGCCAGATATGCTTATCATTGTCGGAATTGATTCCTTCTACTTTGGAAATATAGGATTTGTTGACAGGAAAAGGATAAGGTGGGATGGTAACTCGAACTGAAACCAACCAGTCAGGAGAAGCCTTCATTCTTTTCAAACTGCCACTAGCTACTTTATTGATGAACTCACCTAATGGTTGCCTCGTTCCTTCCAGCATAGCATAAGTGGAATCGTAGCAAAATCCTAAAATGATATTCTGAATATAGAATTTGTCATTATGAATAGCAAGTTCAAAATTGACTGCACCCTTATAGCCAGATTTGACCAAGATGTTTCTCATCTTTAGAATAGTTTCTCTGGTTATCTTATTTGCAGAAGTAAACCACAGGACACAACCCATACAGTCAGTTTCGATTGAAAGGTCGTTCTCCATAAATTTAGTTCGTTTGATATAAAAATGTAGAGGTCTTACAAAATCGAAGCCGTTGAATAAACCACCGATGTTTAGTTTAATACCTAATTTATCGGTGGTTATTTCCAATCCTATTTTATTTAATATCTTATTTCTGTAATCTTTATTATTATTGAAGACATCGGCAAAACCTGAACTTCCAAAGACAGGTCTATGGACTGCTACTTTATCAGAATATTCTCCCATACCATATTCGTCAAAGACAACTAAATCATAATTTTCTATTGCTTTATGAGATACTTTGTCAATTAAACCATTGCCCACTTTGTCATAATATTTATTATTGACAAAGAACTTTACTTCATTTCCTTCTTCGGCAATTCTCTTTGCCAAGGATAAACTTGCCCCTCGTCTGGATATAAACAGAAACCTCATATTCTGCACCTTGCTTTTATTTAACTCTTAATTTATCAATTAATTCCTTTATCTCTCTTTGTAATTGTTGACCTTCTGCTGTTTCATTAATATAATTATAAACCTGTCCATTCCATTTAATACCTTCAAATATTTTAGCTTTTTTATTTAATTCATCTTGCTTTGCCTTCAGGTCAAACATAATGGTATTTCTCCATTGGTTTAAATTTTCATTAACCAAACCTAATCCCGTAGCCTGCGACCAAGTTTTTACTGTTGCCTTATCTCTGGCTAATTCTATTGGTTGAGGAAAATAACTATGCAAATCTCGTAAAGTAGGTATGGCGGTTTCTATGGCATATAAATAACTGGTTGGTATTTGTAATACATTAGTTACCTTTCCAGTGGAATAATCTGTTGTTCTACCTGGTCTTAACTTCAATAACTTCCAAGTCTTTTCAGGTAAATGAGTCATCCAGGCAGGGGCAGGCACATAACCTTCTATTTTAGTCCCAAATTCTGGAAAACTTTTGGTATGGATGATTAATTCTGCTATGGTTTTATAAGGAGTTAAAACATTTACCATATTCTTTACACTGGTTAATAAATCTAAATCATCAGGTGGCATAGCAAGATAGAAATAAATTGGTTTTTTACTAATAAATTTACTAATAAAAGATGGCACTTTTATATAACCTTGTTCTTCCATCCACTCTGGTTTTAAGGCTTTTTCTTGTTCTGTTTCTGGTTCAATCCTACTTAATGTTTTTCTAAGTTTACCAATATTAGCAAACTTTTGTGGTTGTTCAAATAATTCTTCAGCGTAAAGTCCGATAGCTTTCCGGTGCCACGAATAAAAAGGGTCTATCAGTCTCATAGTTGATTTTTCAAAACCAGATAAATCTCCGTAATCAAAAAGATATTTAAAGGCGTGTTCGGTAGCTTTTAAAACAGCAGTATCTAAATCGGGGTCATCTGCTTTGGCTATATAATCTAAAAATCCTACCATATGTGCATTATCTTCAAAGAACTCTGCTGGTTTTAAACCTAATTGTTTGACTCCTCCCAAAATATCTTTCAAGTTTATCCCAGTTTCCATTCCTTTTGCTGCGGCTTCTTCTATTTTCTTTACCGCTCCAGCTTGTGATGCTATATCTCCACCTGCAAATCCTACCCCAAATAATCCATTCTTTTTTGCTAATAATCCAAGTTTCTTTAAATCTACATTCCCATAATTTAAAGTTTCTAAAACTCCTTCTTTACCTTTCATTGCTTTTTCTGCTTCAATGGCTCGTGGAAGCAAATCAAAAGGACTTACTCCGCTTAAATATAATTGGAATTGGTTAAAGGTAACATTCCTGACGTGCCAGAAAGGTCTGGCTATAGTGGCAAATGGCTTCCACATATTCTGTATCCTGGTTGCAGAGGATAAAATTTTACCTAATGTTTCTGGTTGGGTGCTGAATAATTGAGAACTTTTATTCATATAATCAACGATTTCTTTAGGCATTTCAAATATTCTTGGTCCTACTCCTTTGAATAACTTTTGCATATAGGGAGAATCAAGTATTTCTTGGGTTAATTTGGGTTGCAATTCAAATATATCATTATCTGCGTTGGCTACTATCTGTTTCCAAAGGGCTATCCCTGCTTCATCGGATTCCTTCAAATTAATATCAGGAAGACGATATTTTACTGCATATATGGCATTGCCAGGTCTTACCGTTTTACTGGTCATTTTACTTATTGGTGTAGCATAAGGTAATTGTGGGTCTAAAACTGTATTGATAAACTTTTGTCTATATAAAGCATTGGTATATTCTAATTTATAATAACCATAATCTTCCAAGGCATTCAAGTTTGGTTTAGGAACTTTATTTGCCATATCCAATATTTGTTTTGAAGTAAAGGTAGAAGCATCCTTAACTAAAGTTGTTCCATTTGCCATTGGGAATTCTTCAATTAATTTTCTTGCTCCATCAATATCTTCATCATCTATGGATTTAGTTACATTTTTGATCAGGTCAAGACGTGCATTACTGGCATCTACAAAATTCCCTGCATTTCTCATTTTAGCAAAGGCAGGTGCACCAGCGTGTCCATTTTTAAAGTTACTGCCAATTCGAGTTAAATCTTCATAATAATTATGTTGATAACCTTCGATTAAATCTTCTTCTTTTAAGATACCTAAACCTACTGCTTCTTTACCTATTCTGGCATATTCTGCATCGAAATGTTTTAAAACAGCTAAATTCTCAGGAGATAAATCTTCTATGGCTATTTTCCCTGCCCTTACTTGAGTAAGCAGTTCTGCATTTTCTATTGTTTTTAATTCTTTGGATAATCCTTCTATCTCTTCGTAAAGTTGACCTTCATCATATCTTTTATATCTTTTTAGAGTTTTTACCAGTTTAGATAAGGTAGGAGGAGCACCTTCGCCAGAGGTAAAACCTTTACGTAAAAAGTTAACTACACTTGTATCTTTAATTGCTTCCATAGCTTTAGTTTTACCTATGGTTGTAGATAAAGATTTATATAAACTTGCCCATGGTATATAATTAACAGGGTCAAGTTTGATACCTGCTATCATACCTATTGCTAAAGACATCCATTTATCAAATCCCAATCCAGTGGCAACATCATACCAATCTCTTTTTTCTTTTCCCGTAAGACCATTAAGAGCGGCTACAACAATATTTTTATCTCCTCTTATTAGTGCATCAACGGTATTGGCTACAGCAAATTCACAATGTTGTAAGTAGTTGAACAAAAGATTAGATACAACATTATGATATTTTTTATAACTTACATCAAAAGGTTTATATTCCCAAGTAGTTGCCTGTGGTTGTTCTCTTTGAATTTTACCCCAATCCTCAATTTGTTCTTTAGTTAAATATCCCTGTGTTTTAGGTATGGTTTTTAAAGGTTTATATTTTTCTACAAAATATTTCTGCACTTCTTGTTGACTTGGAAGTTCATTTCCTGTGGGAACTTCACTTAATATACTTACCGTACCATATTTATCTGATGTTTCAAAACCACCTAATTCTCCCCAAGAAGTAGGATTTGTAATTCCCTTTGCTTCTAAAATATTTTGTGGTTTTGGTAATAATTCAACGGAACCATAATTTGGTTGAATAGGAGTTGGAACAGTTATTTCTTTTGATAGAAGTTTTACACTTCCATAATCTTTTTCTTCATCAAGAAGTTCAACACTTCCATAATTTTTAATAACCATTTATTTAATCCTTATTTAGGTTTAGAAATAGGGAAGTTTTTAGAGTATCCTTTAAATTCTTTGGTTATACTTTCAGTTGTCGGCTTTGGTTTACTTGTTTCTCCTAATGCAGTAGCAACATTTTCAACACCATATTTATCTTCATATGCTTTTCTATTTTTTACTTGGTCTGGATTTTCAGCAAATAATCTTTTTAAATCTGATACTATAGTATTATCTACATTGGTTTTTCCACCACCAACAGTAGGAATCATTTCTTCTTGTTTGGGTAATTTATTAGCCATTGCTGTGGCTTGGTCAAGAGTTAGATTATAAGTTTTTTGTAATAACCAAGTAACGTGGTCTTTAAATTTCTTGTCTGCATTGGCAAAAAATTCTGCTCTACCTTCGGGAGTTAATGCTTCTATATATGAAGGGTCAACTAAACCCGTTACATATGCCCTTGCTTCTTTCATAATATCTAACAAATCAACAGAAGTAATTCCTGCAGGAATATCTTCTTTTTTATAAATTATATTGCCGGTGGTAGTATTGAGCACATCACCATTGGCATTCATGGTAAATGTTCCTTTTTCAGGAACTTCTTTTGGTTCACTTAAATTAACATTCCCTTTAGGGTCAAACATTGCCCAACCTTTATCTAAAAATACTTTAGCTATGGCATTATATTTTGCTCCCGAAATTGGTTTACCATTTATAGTACTTCCAGTACTGGTTGGAGTAAATAACTGCTGTAATAATTGGCTTTTCGCCTCATCAGGCAAGGTTTTCATCAATTCATACATTTCTTTAGCGGCAGGTTCTGGATTTTGTTCTACTTGCTGTTTAATGGCAAGTTGCTGTTGAACTTGTTGTGCACCTTCATTCTGAACTTGTTGTCCCCAACGCATACCCATTTCCTGTGCCTGTTGCAATTTCATATCCCGTTCAGCTTTTTTTGCCTTGTCTTCTTCTGCCCATTGGGCTTTTTGTTCTTCCACAAAACTATTGGTTGGTGGTGGTTGACTTGATGGAAGACCACCACCGATAGGGAATCCACTGTGGGGTACTTTTTTTATTGCACCTTGTGGCATCATTCTATTCTGTATAGCTTTGGAATATATACTTTGGTCTAAATTTATTTGTTGTAATGGCATTTCATTTCACCTCTTTATTTTATTGGTTTACCGTATTTATCTGTTGGTTTTTGGTAAACCGCCATTAAAGGAATATTCAAGTAACTTAAGGCAATCTGCAATATATCAGAAGAAGTTGGATTTTGTGCAATATAGTTTTGATATGCTATACCTAACTGATTTTGCCATTGCTCTACATATTTAGTTGCTGCTCCATATGACCTTTCTTTCGCTTGTTGTGCTAATGTTGCCCTTGTTCCCATCAGACTTTCTTCCATTCTTCCTGCTTCTCGAGCCAATTTTTCTCCTACTTCTGTCCCTGTTATAGCACCTGTACCTACATAACTTTCCTTAATTGCTGGCATAATATCTTGAATAAATTGTGTTTTCATCGGATTATAGATTGCTTCTTGATAATATGACTCTGGGAACTTTCCTGTCAGTGCTTCGGCATAAGCACTTTGAGTCTCTCCTCCCAATGCACCTCCAAACATCTCTGGAACATTAGTTTTCGACCAATCTTCAAAGGTTGGTTGGTTTTGTTTACCAATATTGGCTATTGCTTCTGCTAAATAACTGGACAAAGGAGTATTGACTGTCTGTTGTTCCGTTGTTATAGAAGGCATTGTCCCTATGATTTTTTTATATTTCTCATCTTTATTTGTCTTTCCAGTAACTGGATTATAATTTGGATTTATCCATTGATATTCTCCATAAGGCATTTTTATTCACCTCTTTATAATAACCTTGCTCTTATAACTTCTAAATTATAAGTTATATTATCGTAGTTTGACGAAGTATCTTCATTAAGATTATCAATCACTCTTTTTAATCTTTCCACATCTGGATCATCCTCGTTTATTGATTTGGTTGATGTATTGATTTCCTTAAAATAAGCATCCTCACTTCCGGTTTCATAATCAACTAAACCTTCTTCTATTAACTTAAAATTTCTGTTGACTGCCATATTATTGTCTATTGAATTTCTTATAAATCCATTTATCATATCTTTAAAATCGTTTACTCCTAATGGGTCTAAATATAATTGCTTCAAATTTTGTGGTGGTATTAAGTCTGTGAAATCATTAAATTCCTCTTTACCCAGATAATCGGTCATCATATTAAAGAATTCTTTTAACACATTCATATTGTGCCTTAATACCAGAGCAAGTTCTACACTGTTCTTATTATATATAATACATTTTTCTCTCAATTCGTCAAGGTCTTTCTTGGTATAAGGTTTTTTATAATAGAAATCACCCACAAAAGATAATGACGGATAATCTGGCATTTCCCACGGCGGCAAGGTCCAATCCCATGGTGGATATGGTATTTCTTCTGGTGGTATCCATTCAAATGGTGGGTATCCATATGGTGGTATTTCTATTGGTGTTATTTCTTCTGGTGGTATTTCTATTTGTATAATAGGTTCTATAGGATTACCATCACTTATATCATCTTTCGGATGATATTCACCAACAGGATAACATAAAGTATCAAATGCTACATATTCACCATAATAAGTTACTCCACCAATAATTGCATATGCTCTATAAGTATAACTTTCACATTCTTCTAAGGCATCATCAAAAATAGAATCAGGTTCACCAAATACATCTGGATAACCCAATACTAATTCATATGCACCTTCAGCAAAATCTCCCGTTTCAGTTTCTGTTTTCGTTAGAGTTCCCGTCCATTGCCCCATATCCCATACTATATCACCAATGTCTATAAACCCTATTAAATGCCACCATACATAGGGTCCAACCCCATAAAAATCTACTGCTACTTTGACTTCAAAACCTCTTTCAGTTGCATTTGTTCCTGATGTAATAGTTCCATTCCCCATTGCACATTGATAAGATATTTCGGTTGCTGCTTCTGTAGTTACAGTAACTGCTTCTTCATAAAATTCGACCTCATAAAAATCCTTTGACCAACTACCAGGAACATTTATGTAAAATCGAAATCTAAAAGAAGTAATAGTTTGGGAACTTTCTAACGACTTTTCGATAAAAGTAGGCAATTCATGTGCAAAAGTTCCTTGGTATACATCGTGCCAACTATCACTGTAATAAACATCTATATCAACTTGATTACTTGCACCAGTAGGAGCACAAAAACGAACTCCACTACAAGGCATAGATGCATGAGTAAACTCAATAAAACTACCCCATGTCTTTCCTGTCCAAGCATCTGAAACAGCATTAGTATCTAAAGTATCATCATAAGCCAATTCTTCATTATTCCATTTGTTATCAATATCAATATGTCCAGTAGGCGAAATCCATCCCATTATTTTCTCTCCCTATCTTTATGCTCTATCCCTACAAATCTTACCGAATAACTTTCACTTGCCGTGTTATTCTCAAATTTGTATCTTATATTCCTTGCTGTCTTACTATAATTAAAGGCGTGAAGGTTATACACGGTAGTTGAATCAAGTGCATCAGTATCTACCGTTGACCAAGTTGAACCTTCATTGACCGAGTAATACATAGATAAATTATTCCCTTTGGCATCCACATAGACATTGCTATAATTCTTCTGTTCTATTTTATATTCTTCTTTGTTTATGGTAACATCTGGCGTAGTGAAATAACTACTAATCGCAGTAGAACCATCATTTAAAGAACTGTAATCATAGTTATGCACTGTGCCAGCAGATAGAGCAATTATAGATTTTTCCACACCAGTATTATATATATTCCCGCCACCAGAACAGGAAGCAACAGTATTAAGCGACCAACTTTTCTCTGTCCAGTTGTAAGTCAAAAATCTGGTAGGATAAGTATCAGTTCCGATGGGAATAAAGAAATGTGCCTCTGTCCTCTCGAAGTTAGGAATAGCGAAACATCTTAATTTATTAGTTTTGTAGATATTATCTTTGATATATTTCTTTACAGGGTCACCTATAGGGATTAATTCCCAACCGCCGTTCCATTCATAAATATTATAATCACTCCCCAAGAACAAATGGCTTGTACCAAGATTAATAATAGCATCTTGTGCCAAAAGTCCTACCCCATCTATATGGACTGCCGTAGAAAATATACTTGAACCACCCACATAATCAAGAATACTGATAGATTTATCTTTATACACCCCTACATAATCTTTTATTTCCAAGGCATTCATTATCTGAGAACCTTTCCCCTGTATCATATTACGACTACCCGAACCAGTAGCAGTCCAGTCAGTTGTTGCATCAGTAGGATTAGCAATACTATACCTAAATTTGATTGGAAAATCAGTTCCGTCTTCGTCTATATTAAACATTAATAATCTAAATTGGTAAGGTAATAATATCTTTGGTTTATATACCGCCGTTGACGTTATGGCATTATAAGTCGTTCCATCCCATTTTTGACCTGCATAATTCCTACTACCTATTACTAAATAAAACTTACTATTAATAAACATTGTATTCAAAGATATTCTATTATCTATATCCAAACCTGTAGAAATGGTAATCACAATTTTGCCGTCAAAAGTGGAAGTTGGAGTAATAGTTAAAACCGCTGTGGAAGAAGTAGTTAAATCGAATACTCCACTTTTATAAAGTCCTGCGGAGGATTTACCACCCAAAGCAACAGTAAAAGTTCCTGCCGTCCATCCTGAAACGATATAAATAATATGGTAATCAGTTGCATTTACTGCGGCGTGGTTGTGCGATAAAGCAGTAGTATTCCCAGCCGTATGTGTCCAACCTGTTGCCCAAGTTCCAGTCCAGCCAGTGGAAGTCCAGTTATCGGCATCCAGAAATTCAGCACTAAGAGTAGCCGCAATAGAAGTCCATGCACCTGCATTGTTATAATATATGTTAGTAGTAGTGGATAATATTTCATATTCCACTCCAGAAATAGTTACATAAGTATATAACTTTAATGGAATACCAGTAATAGTTCCAGTAGCATAGTCAGTAGAAGGATAACCTGTACGCTTCTCTACGATTTGGTCATAGAATCTAACATTTTTACAATCTGGACTTGCTCTTGGGTCTAAAAATGGAGCAGGAACATTATAGGATAAGCCTTTGCTTGGTGCAAAAATGGGATATATCTTTGTTCTCAGGAAGGGTTGGGGCATAATTAACTCCTTTTTATCATAATTCAATTTATATTAATATTTTATCATAAGAAATCTTATAAGGTAACTCTCCATATTTTAATTCTAAATAATGCCAACTATTACAAACCTTACAAAGTAATTCAATATCATCAGTTTTTCTTATTTCTGAAAGAATATCATTATAAAATTTGATAGAATTTCTGATTTCTTTTTTTCCACCACCATTTTTATGGTTGATTTCCAAAAGTCTAATATCATCACAATTACATCTAACACAATGAGGATTATTGTTGGAAAGAAGATTAAATACAGCAATTCTAAATTTATTGTATCTATTCTTATTATATTCTCTATGGTATTTATTTATACTATCTACATTATTATCATGCCATATTTTTACTTTTTCCTTGCAAAGATCTTTATGGTTTTCATAATATTTTTTACGAGCTGCTTTCTTTTTCTCTGGGTATTTTTTAAAATACTCCTTCATATATTCTTTGTTGTTGTGCACAATTGTTCTCCTTCAGAATGTATATTGTAATTTCAAATAAATCTCTTTTTCTGTATTATAACCTATACCAATCTCAAGATTATCTTTTATGGAATAACCCACATCTGCACCAGCAATTAATTTGAAATCTTCAAAGTCATTAATTAAAATACCAACGTTAAGACTGTAATCTTTTACAGTAATTATTCCTTTGGAGATAATTATTCCGTATGTTTTATCAAAGGAATAAAATCCCCCTGCTTTCAAATTCCAGTTATTTTTCTTAAATTTTGCTTCTTCTATAGTTACAGGAACTTCAGATATATCCTTGTGCTCAATTATTTTTTCTATATTATCTGAAGCAGGTTGTAACTTTCCTTCTGTATCTCGATAGAGTAATAAAGTTTCATCATTAGTAGTTTTAATGAGTAAAGTATCATCACTTGCCAAAAATGCTTGCCTTTGTTCAGATAGTTTTTCCTTTAATACTTTAATCTCGTCTTTATTTGCATTTTCATTTTTCTTAAGTTCGATGACCTGCTCCTTCAGACTTTCATAATTTGCATCTACCTTTGGAACAGTAGTTACTTTGGCAGTCTCATTTACTACTTTAGTTAAGACTGTTGATAAATCAGTAATTTTCTGTATAGTAATATCCTGATTTCTTTTCAAAAATTCTATCTCACTAAATTTGTTATCTACCCAATTATCATACCACTTATATCCTCTCCAGACTCCAAAAGCAAGTAATCCTATTAAGATAACAATTACAATTAATTTTAATGTTTTCATTTCTTTACCCTTTTAATCAATTTCCAAATTCCCAATATAACCGTCTTTATTTTTACCACCCAAAAACCTAATACATCTTTGGGATGAAAGATAAAGAATACAATAGATATAACAGATACTATGTTATATACTAATTTTAATGTTGACATTATTTATTATTTCCTTTCTTTATTTATTTTACTTCTGCACATGTTCCCTTAGGTGGTCTTTGTGTAACTTCTTTAATATAAGTTTTTGGACAAGGACTACCATAAGTTCCTATAGCATTGCTTGTAGTAATACCCAAATAAAATGTTCTACCGTCAACACGATTTGTCCAGTAAGTTCCTGCTTCTTGTCGGTTTTCAGGACAATTCGTCCAACCCCATTTCTTGTAATGTACGGTATAAGAACCATCGCATACAATTCCATCTTGAACTACGTCCTTCTTATCCTTCACCGAACTCCTTAAACTTTTTAATACTAACCAAAGAACTGCTACTCCTAATATTAAACTAATAACAAACATAATTATTCACCTCTATTATTATTTTTTCGCCTTTCGGCGAAGTAGAATCCTATCATGGTAGCCCATATACCATATTCGATGGTCATAATTCCTAACCAAGTTTCTGAAATATCTTTATTGAATATCCAGAATAAAGTCGTAATTATAGTCTGCATAACTATAAGAATACTATAAAAAATCAATAAAGTTCGTCTAATAGTTAATTTATCCCAAGAGTCCATTACTCGGTCTAGAGATTTAATTATTTTTATGATTCGCTTTTCTAAAATCATAAATCCCCTTTAAGAATATACCAACAATAACCGTTGCAAAGAGTCTTACAATCCAGCTCCAACTTTCCGTTAAACCTTTAATCCTATCACAAATAGATAATAAACTTTGTTCGGTTACAGTTACTCTACCCTCTAAAATATTTGCTTTATTTGTAGTTGTAACAAGATTATTTTCAATTCTTGATACACTTTCATTAATATAAGTTACCTTCTCATTCAACTGAATAAGCAACTCCCTTTCGGTTAATTCAATCTTTTGAGCATAACCAATTCCACTAAATATTAATACTGCTAAAATTATTAGAATAATCTTCTTCATATATATCGTCTCCTTACTTATTTGCATTTAAGTTTTCGATACCAACTTTACCAACATTCTTGTTACTGATGCCATTCCACCATCAAGGTCAACAGTGTTAACCTCAGCATAATTATAAGCATATAATTGGATAAAGTCATTAATGGCTAAGGTATCAACTAAAGTGATTGAATTGTTTAAATACTGGGTGTTACTACTGTGTGCATTTGTATATCCAATAGCTGCTCCATTTTTATAAATTGCTCCATCGTATATTTTATCTGCTACCACAGTTGCACCTAACCAAGCTACTTCACCCAATATTTGATATTTGCCAGGAATTGGTGCTACAAATTTATAAGTACTTGTATTAAAATTACTTCCAATATCATAACTTTCGGTGTCTAAGGTAACTAAAGTAAATAATCCCGAACTAAGATTCAATTGGTCAGCAGATAAATATACCCAACATTCTGGCACCTGCCCTAATCTTTCATTGATACATTGCCAATTAGCCCCATCCGAAACTACAGTTACCTCTGCACAATAAGTATTTAATCGTGCATAAGTAGCAACAGGTGCACCTGTAGAACTTTCATAATTAAAGGTCTGTGCACCATTAGCGGCTAAAGTTATTAAGGTATAATTTGCATCAGTTTTAATAAAGTGATAAGTTAATCCAGTATGTCCTACTGCCGTCGGTAAAGTAACCGTATAAGCACCACCGGCAGCACTTACTAATATTACTCCTTCTTCTGCTAAAGTTAAAGTTGCTGTAGTAGTTTTGGCAGTTACCTTACTAAGAGGAGATATTTCTTTCCATACTGCCGCACCAACAGTAGAATCTACACAAATATAACTTTTATCAGCAGTTACATCAGACCATACAGAGTTGACTGCATAACCATCATCACTGTCATCCCCTACGGCTGGTGCTGCGGTAGCATTATTTCTGCATTTTATCAAAGTAGATATAGTTATATCAGCATCCATAGTTAGAGTCTTTGAACTTGTTCCACCTGCAATGGTAAATCCAGTAGCAACAGAAGTTAGGGTCAAAGCATTAAGAGAAGTAACAGAAGTTATTACTCCTGCATCTATATTCACAGTTCCATCTAAAACTATTTTACTTCCAGCAACGGGAGTAATATTTATATCTCCAGAAGTAGATGAAATAGTATTTAAATCAAGTGTTAAATTATCAATAGATAAAGTAGTTAAAGTTCCGAGAGAAGTAATTGCTGCTTGTGCCGCACCCGTAACTGTCGCAGCAGTTCCCGAAGCATTACCAGTTACATTTCCAGTTAATGCCCCTGCAAATCCAACTGTAGCAGTTATAGTTCCGTCAGTAGTTAAGTTGGTAACATAAGAACCATTACTATTACTTAATACAACATTTACATCGGCAGCACCTAAATCGGTTGCCGCATTTTGTAGATAGTTTGCTTTTATGGTAGTTGCAGTCCAAGTTCCAGTAGTTACTGTTCCCAATGTAACTAGACTGGTATTACCAGCCTTTACTGAATAAGTTGCCGATATATCTGGTATATCACTTGCCCCTAATGCTTCCCAAGAAGGTGCTTGACCAGCAGTCCCAGTTCCTATCATTCGTAAAAATTTATTACTTGCGGCAGTATTAGGTGCAAGTCTGGTTAAAATATTTGAAGATCTATAATAAAGGTCATAATTAACGTCAGAACCTAAAGTCATCGTAACCCCTGCAATAACTGCACCTGTTCCAAGTCCACCAGTAGTTATAGTTCCAATAGAAGTAAGAGAAGATAAGGTTGCCACAGCAGAATTAACTAATGTTCCCGAAGTAGGCAAAGTTACACCTGTTGCTGCACTTAAAGTTAAATTAAGTGCAAATCCGCCCGTAAGAGTTATTGTTTCTCCAGCGGCATTAGCAATACCAGTTCCACCATAGTTTGCCGCTAATGGAGTGGTCAGTCCTGTAAGTGAAGTTATACTTGAATTAGCACCTGAATTGGCAGCTCCAATATCACTTAATACTTGTGTATAAGTTCTTACTGTATAAGTATCGGCAGCAGTTAAGGCAATATAACTTCCTGATACATAAGTTAAAGCAGAAATGGAAGTCAATGAAGCATCGTATGCCTGTACATCTGTCCCTATTTCAAGATTAACCGTTGCCTTAAAAGTTGCCTCATTGGCATCATCTAATATACTCATTCCAAAAGCAGTTAGGTCATAAGTGGCATAAACATCGGAGGCAGTTGTGTATATAGATTTGTTGGCAGCAGTAGTAAGTGCCGCAATAGAAAGAAGTCCTGCATCGTATGCCTGCACATTAGTTCCTATTTCTAAACCTAAAGCAGTTCTGGCAAGTATTGCAGTAGATGAACCCGTTCCACCATCGGCAATGGGTAAATCGGTAATACCTGTGATATTTCCACCTGTAATACTTACTGCACTTTTAGATTGGACAGCTAAATATGTTGATGAAAATCTGCCGTCTATTATATCGGAGTTACTATTTATATCCTCACGGATAAGTGAGGTGTCAGTCGCATCTGGCTTTGTTAATGAAATATTTGTTGTCGTTGTTGCCATTATTATTTCTCCTCAATTATGACCAAAAAAATTATGAGTTGCTGCTGGAGAACCTCCTCCAAGAGTAGTAAATTCTACTTCTGCACCATAAGCATAACCAACACTATTATAAGTATATGCCTTAGCATAATACTTTTTTTCATTATCTAAATTTATCAAACTTTCCGTAAAAGCACCAGTTCCAAACGAACCTGTTTCTTCTACTTTACTATCTGTTACGGTTGGATTTCCTGTTATGTTATAACATATTCCTCGTTTAGTACAATTCTCTCCACCTGTATCAGTTATATTTCCATTACCTGTAGCAGTAGTTGTTAATATATCAGTAACTGCTTGAGTGGTAACTGTGGGGAGCATTACCCCTATACCGTGAAGACTATGTATGCCAGCAGCCCTTAAAACACTAAATGCTTGATTAGTGCAAGGGATTACATTTCCAGTAGCATATAAAATACCACTACCACCAGTATTATCACATTCAATCGAAGCAGACGCACCACCAGTCCAAGTGCATCCAATCAAATCTCCTACTTGGATGTCAAGGTCAACGGTAAACGTCGATTTCTGCCCTGCGGTTATGTTTCCTGGAATTGCTTCATAATCACGAGTAGAATAATTACTTCCACTAACTAAATAAAATATTGCTACTTCAAAACCAGATATAACACCACCTCCGACAGTCGGCCATATTTCAATAGAAGTAATTGTACCATTACTGGTAGCAGGATTGTTTAAACTAATGTAAGTGTTATTTTTTGTATCACCAGAAGTACGGTCTGTTGCCTCACTACCTATATCTATTGCCATTTATTTAGTTACCTCACTATAAGATGATGTCGGAACAGTAACCTGATTGAATGAATTATCTCCTTTAGTTATAGCATTAAAAGTTCTACTTGGATTAGTTACAGCAGTAAAAGTTACTACTGGAGTAGAGACTTGAACGAATGCATTATCTTCTTTAGTTACAAGTGTATAAGTTTTACTTGGATTACTCACTTCACTGTAATTTAATGCTGGAGTTGTAACCTGGTTAAATAAGTTATCTTCTTTAGTTACAATGTTATAAGTTCCACTTGGAGTAATTATGGCATAATCAGCAAAATACCAATCGCACCAACGTGTTCTCCCGTAGTCATTAAACTCATCCCACGTATCATATAAAGGATTAATGATAAACCAAGTTAATTTTTCTTCTATCAATGTTCCAGAAGAAGTAACATTGGATAAAGGACTATATAGATTATCTGCTTTCGTTACAGGATAAAAAGTATGTCCCATTATTATACCTCTCTAATATGCCCATTTATACTGATAACAATTCACAGGGCATTTACCAATATAATTAAGAAATTCTTTAGTAGAATATGGAGTAACTCGAATTACATTTGTACTTGGTTGTCTTTTAATTATAAATCCAATATTTTTTAACTTATTTACTAACTGTTCTACATCAGAAACAATAAATCCATAAGTAGATAATATTATAAATGGTCTTCTATGTTCTCTATGTCTTAAACATCCATCCCCAATGTGCCATTGTCTTAAGGTCAATGAAGTTAATTTAATATCTTTGGGTACTATCTTCTTACCTTCTGGATACCATTGTTTATAGATAGGTAATAATTCTACATAAGCTTTAGAACGATAAAAATAACTATAACTATCATAATCTCTATGATATTGTTTATGTATTCTACCAGATTGTTTTATACCAAAAGATTTAAGTGTATCTCTTACATATTCTATATATTCAAGATATTTAGAACAATATTGAAATAATGCTGAATATTTAGATTGCGAACCTAAACTTCCATCACCAAGTAATTCTCCACTTAACCACTCAATTGCCTCTGGTGATAAAATACAATGATTACCTTTGGCTAAATGAACTACTTCACTTTTTGAACGACAAGGGATATTAAATTTTTTCATCCAATACTGAATTGCTTCACCAGTTACATTATATAATTTAGCAATTTGATATGTAGTTAATTTTTTATTTGTATAATTATCATATAGATAATCTTTATCTTTATATTGAGTCAATTAATATCACCTCTGGCTGGTTACAAATGGATCATTCCAAGTATCTTCATCACTTCTGGCATAACTACCCATATTTGGCTTTATCACTAGGTCGGGTTTAAGTTTTTCCAGTTTACCGCATTTAATTAAATCAGTTTCCACTGCCCTTTCCATTATGGCTGCCTGTTCTGGCTCACCAAGTATAGTCCACACGTGTATGGCAGCAGCTTTGATAATAATGTCATCGATGTAATCTATCTCAGCAGTTGAAGCACCTTCGGCAAAGGCAGTTTGCCATTTATAATATCTTATCTTTATAACGTAAGTAGCATCTGGAATGGGATATAACTGAATCCAGTCCTTCCATTCTACGTAGTGAGTCGTTCTGGCAGGAGCAGTCTGTATTCCAAATGGTTCAAATAAATCCAATCTTCTGGGAGGCATAGGTATCAATTTTCTACTTTCTGCCCCGTCTAATAATCTTATACTATAAATATATCTGCACTCACTTGGTTTAGCTAATCTTTCTCGATAAGCAGTTACCGTATGAGTACCTGTACCAGTATCGGTTATGTCTATTGCTGTTCCCTGCCATGCCAATAAATAAGATTCTGCTACTTTAATCGTAGTAGAACTTTGCCTTATTGCCCAATAATCGGTAGAAGCAGTAAGACCAGCAGGAACAACATCACCAGTATCATCTCCAGCAGTAAATACTATTTTAGTGCCTGTCGGTATATCAATACTTACGGTTATGATATTCGTGGTAGCATTCACATCGGTAGTGGCAAAGGTACAGGAAATCGTAGTACAGGTAATATCCTCACGATTGAGATCAGAGAAGGCAAAACCTCTCGCTGCTGTCGTGCGATCCAAGTATGAAAGTGCCCAATCTAATGCGAAAGAACACAAAACACTTTTGTCTGTGCGACTTATGATACTATTTTCTAAAATATCCAACATTTGGGTTTTTGTCATACTCAATTTTCCTCACCTCTTTAATTCTTTATGGCATTTTTCACATAATGTTATCCCATTATTGATATTCCATAACTCTTCGCATTCTAATGCTTCTTGTATAGTTGTAATCTCATATTTTTGTATAATAGAAGAGAAAGCTTCTATATGATGTGCGTGTAATCTTTTACCGATTTGTCCACATTCTTGACAAGTAAAATTATCTTTTGTGAAAATATCACTTCTCCATTGACGATATTCAAAACATGTTCTTAAACCATGTCTAAATAAAGTTACTCCACCTTTCCATAAATAACTTTTTTCTCCTTTATGCACTTTACTTAATTTTCTTCTTGTTTCCTCTGATACAATTTTCCCATACATTGGATTTTTTTCTCCCATTCTTGCTTCACTAAGTTTAAGTCTTGTTTCCTTTGAAACAGAATGTCCCATAAGTCTATTAACTAAATTCTTTCTCTGTTCTTCTGTATATGGTTTTCTTTTTGTATGATATTCATTAGGACTTTTTATTCTTATATTATTCTTTTTTAATTTAATTAAAATTGTACTGGAAGTTGTATTGAATATTTTTGCTATCTCTGTACTCGGTTTACCACTTTCATATAAATTAATCATTTTATCAATATCAATATTAATATTGCAACGTAAATCTGCTGCTTCTTCTGCTGTCCTTCTTTTTATTTCTTTTTTCTTTAAAACTCTTATAATTATATGAGCATTAGGAACATTCATTATATTGGATATATTTTCCGTAGATTTACCATTATTATATAATTTTACAATTTCATCATTATCTAATTTATATGGTTTTATTTACTTCACCTTCTTATCAGGTTTCTTTCCCTCATCTTCTTTTAATTTCTTTTCATCTTCTGCAATAATTTCATTCACGTCCAACAAAGCTCCTTGAATTCTTAACGCTTGTTGTGTGTCCTGCGTTATCCTATCATTCACCTGCTTTAAATTAGTTTCCAATAATTCTTTTCTTTTCTTTAAATCCTCGATATTCATAAATGCCCTCCTGTAAAATTGAAGGGGCATATTTCAGCCCCTTTGTTTATTCTACACTATAGTAAATCGTTCCTATGGCACTTTGGTTATCCACATAGATACCATTGTTACATTTAATAGGTTTAGTAAAAATCATCCTATTATATGATTTATAACTACCCATTTTTAAAGTAGCAACCAAACTTCCTGCACTATGAGTTGCATCAGGTTCATCATAAATTGCCATTGTACCACTACTGATTTCTGCACCGACTAAATAACAAGGTGCATTGCTTACTAACTTATCTGTAGCACTTAATATTGAACTGTATAGAATATCTCTTGCCGCTTTATCACTTTTACCGAAATGATAATATATAAAGTTTGCACCCTTTTCATTCCAATAGGCATAAATTCCACTACTCATTTTTACTCCAGGTGGAGGAAACATTATACTTTCAAAACGGTAATAAGAGGAAGCGTGCATAAGACAAACGAGTTTTGCAGCAGTTTTAGAACTATCGGCTTCATCATAAACCATAAATTCATTTTCCAGACTTAACACTACACCATCTAAATAACATTCTGATGTCGCCACTTGAGTTGCTGCGGTTATACTTTTGTATAATATTTGGTTAGTCATTTATTTTACCTCCCTCTAATAGTGATAATATATTGTTCCCGTACCGACCGTCCAGACCACATATATTCCACTTAATTTTATTCCAGGTCTGGGGAACATTATATTCGCTTCTCTTTGATAACCAGTAGCATAAACAGTACAGACAAGTTTAGTGGCAGAACCTGCACCGACTGCTTCATCATAAATCTTCAATTCTGCATTATCAGTATGAGTGAACTCAATGCCGTCTAAATAACATTCAGTAGTAGTCACTTGCGTACTTGCCGTAATGGTTTTATATAACATTTGACTTCACCTTCCTTAATAATGATAGTAAACTGTTCCTGTACCAGCAGTCCAGTCTGCGTAAATACCACTCATCTTTAATCCAGGTGTAGGAAATATAATACAACTTTGTCTTTGATAAGCAGTAACTGAAGTGGTACTAACGAGTTTACCAGCCGCACCAGCACCCACCGACTCATCGTAAACTGCCAGAGTTGTATTAGCAGTATGGGCTAATTCAACACCATCAAGGTAGCATTCGGTAGTGGATACTTGGGTATCTGCTGTTATAGTTTTATATAAACTAATCATTTTATCTCACTCCTTTAATCAATTTTATATTTTGTGCATAACATTCTATTTGCTAATCCTGCTTCTGCGGTAATTAACCTATTATTTAAATCGGTTAAAGCAGTAGATACTTCACTAAATATTGCCAATACTTCATCATAAGGAATATAGTATTTTTGTGCATCTACCTGCATAACCCCTGCAAGAGCTTTTTTGGCAATTAAATTATCTTTGGCTACGTTTAAAATAGTTAAATCCATTTTAATCTCCTCCTTATGGACAAATCTGTAACATCAGAAAAGTATTTCCAAATGAAGCAGAAGTTCTTGGTAAAACAAATCCAGCAAGTTGTCGGCAGTTAGTAGCACCTTGGATTTGAGAACTACGAATACTTCCATCAGGACCAAACCATATATTTCTTTCACCAGCAGTTTTTCCTAAATTATAGTTTTGTCCAGATATTCTAAGTGGTCCCCAAGTCTGACACCAGAAGTAATATCCCGACGTTACAGTTCCACAAACAGGAAAACCTGCAACAGATACATAATCTTCTGCAATCATAGCTAAAGTTGCCCAAGGATTTGGCATTACTTCTACTTTAATAGAAGTAGAATGAGCAAAGGTAAATGGTTCTTCTACATTTACCTGTATAACTCCACCACCAGCAGCAACCGCAGTATTTCCTGTAATGTATCTATTTTCTCGTTGATAGGTATCACTACCTCCACCGCCTTGAGTTCCATATACATATAAATATCCACCTTCAAGTTCATCGGCAGTAACAGCACCATCAGCAGTTTCATAAGAAGCTTGGTTAGAACCATCAGTAGCGGTAATAGTTACGTGGCAATGGTTATCTCCAGCAACTATAGCCACAGGTAATAATACTCCACCATCTGCACCAACAGTAGCAAATATACCACCATTGAACATCATAGCAAAACCAGTGGTTCTGGAAGCACTACACTTTGCATATCTAAAAACTCTACCGTCAGGTGTTACCAAACGAGTCCCTAAGGTATAATATTTTGTTGCACTTTGAGTATATAAACCTTGATTTCCGCTTCCACCCACTAATTTTCTACCGTATATCATATTACCTTGGGCTAAAGTACCACTTCTACCAGTTCCACCTCTTATATTACTTAAATTACTTGTCCTTCCCATTATAATCACTCCTTTAATATTTTTTTTAAGGGAGTTGCAGGATTGCCCTTGCAACTCCCATATGCAAGTTAAAACTTTATACAGGTTAGTATTATTCTAAATTCAACCATACCCAACCAGCATCGCCACTATCAAATGCCTGCATAGCAGTTCCGATAGTTTCAGGTGTAGTTCCAGTAGTAGCTATCGCTGTACCAGAAGATGACATTACGTTATCGCCTGCTACAATAGCTCCACCAGATACCATAGAACAGGGTCCTGCCACTTGTGCCCAGAAGTAATAATAACCAGAACTAGTACTTATGGTAACATCACAAACAGGTACTCCAACTACTCTACCAGTCCCAGCATCAATTACTACATTATTGAATGGACTTTTACACCATGCACCAGTAGAACTTGCACTAATAGTATCGGTTAAGGCATCATAGAAAGTTAAAGTAGTATCATTACCTACAGTAGCTGCGGTATTACTTTTAATCTTCCTACCATGTCCTAATTCACCACTACCAGCACCTACACAGAAATATCCTTCAGCAAAATCATTGGCGGCTACGGTAGCACCATAACTGGCATGAACGGTAACGTCTAAAGTAGTATCACCAATGGCAGCAGTCCCAATAGCTATATCTTCATCATAAGTATTCTCTGCTGGTGCTTGGACTGCTTTTCCAGGTACTAATGCCGCAGCAGTTGAATTTCTACATAATCTAAATTTCCTACCATCTTCAAGTTCATTAATGGCACCTAAATCTGCCAATAAAGTACTATCGGTTGTAGTATCGTATATTCCTAATTTAATTGGAATTGAATTTATTACTTTATTACTCATTTTATTTCACTCCTTTGATTTTTTTGGGCTAATCTTTTAAGGAATATTGGCTTACTCCTCGGAGATTATCTTACGTTGTTATATAAGCAATTAAACCCTGTCTCCTTCTATTGGAGCAGGTTAAGTTACCTTGAGCTACAATCTGGCATACTCTATCTAAACTATCTTGTGCATTCTTCCATTCGGTCATTTCAAACCACTTGGATGGGTCATTGGAAAGTTCAAAATAGTCCAGATTCAAGAAATGCATATATCCAGCAGTTTGAACCGAAGTCCAAGTCATTGGACATCCTTTGTACTCAAGAGTCTTAAATCCAGCATCAGCAAGTTCGTTCTTATTCACTAACTGATGGATTTCGGATACTTCATCTTCATACCACTCATATATACCTTGTGTGGTAATTATATGGTTGGGACTATCTCCGCCATTATCATCAGAACAATTATTAAACATAGTCCTCATATAATCAATGAGATAAACGGTATGGTCAAGACCAGACATAGAAGTATATTGAGTTTCCCATTTGGGGTTAGTAGCAGTATCTATTCCACCGATACTACCAGAATTGTAAGTAGTGGGAACGTATTTCTTGAATCCATCTATATCTAAATTTGAATTTCCACTTCCATCTCCCATTAACATAGTATTCATAGATTTCTCAATAGATTTGCGTGCATTTTTAAGATTGGCTTCTACCTGATTAAAGATAGCGGCTTCACCTTTATTTTTCTGCACATCAGTCATATAAGAAACTATAGAACAAGCTATCCACTTCCAGGGATATACGGCAGTATGGAACTTTTCATTATCCACTATACTGATTTTACTTCCACGACCTATGGAAGTAACGGTAGCATTTTCACCATATTCTAATGGGATAGTTATATCCGTTCCACCAGCACGATTTACAATCCTACCTCTTTTTTGTAACATAAATAAAGTAGGATTTTTATTGAAAGCTATATCTACTAAATCCTGACCTTTTCTTTCCCAGGTTGAAGTATGCAAATCATCCCAAGTCTTGGTTAAGGTTGGATTAGCCATTTTATTTCACCTCTTTAAGAATTGTGTTTTATTGTTGTCTTTTATGATATTCTTCCACTATAACATCTCTTAAAGATTTATTTTTATCCTCTTCTTTTCTTATCCCGCCTTCTAATTTTGGTTTAGTATCAGGTGGTTCTTTAGGTTTATCCTCTTTCTTCCCACCAATCCTATAACCAGGATTAGCCAGAGCATAACATTGTTCCAGATTTAATCGTGGACTTTCTTCGGAGATTTCTGCGACCTTCATCGCATAATTCCAGAACTCAGGATTATCTTTAGCAAATTTGTCCATTTCTACTTCTGCTTTTTTCACATTAGTTTTATGTTCTCTGGATTGATTTGCCAATTTTTCCTTATCCTGTTCATTTTTAATCTCTTGATAAACAGACCTGGCGATTAAACCTATCTTTTGTTCTTCGGTCATACTTGCCAGTTGGTCTTCACTATATGATTTAAGAGGATTACTTTTTTGTTCCTCTCCACCTTTCATATATTCCAAATATTCTGGCGTGTATATCTCATCTTCTGCTTTGGTTGCCCTGTTCTTCCAGATTAATCTTTCTGCTTCTGCTTTTTGCAGACGGGACTCGTAATCTTTAATTTTATCATCAGATGTTGAAACGTCCTCTGGTTTCGGTGTACTTTCTTTCTTTACTTCCTCATTTGGTAGTAACATTGGCTTTTACCTCCTTAGCCTTTAATCTATTTTCCTTCAATAATTCTCTGGCTTTGGCTAATTGCGTTAATCTTTTTTCTTCCATTTCTATTTGTTTCTTTTTAGCCTCTTCTTCAAGAATTTTATTTTCAATCATTCGTTTGTAATCTCGTTTCAAAAGTTTTATTGCCTTATGTAACTTTGGAGTTATCCGATTACATTCCTTCCTGCTCCACATACCCTCGATTTTAAATTCTGGTTTACCAACCTCGCTCATGGTAATTAATATACTTCTTATTTCTTTTACCTCATCCAAAAAATAACACCTCTTTTATTTAATTTAATAATAAGCAGTTTTATTCCTTTTTTTTGCCTCTTCATATAATTGCTTTTTACTCTCTATATAAATAGGATGCCTATCCAGATGTTCGTGCCAATAAGCATGAAAGATATGGACGGCAACGCTATCTCCTATCATTATCTCCACTTCATTACCACAAATGTCACACTTCTCATTATGCCTATCATCAATATTATGAATATGTTCCTGTATGTGAGAACATATACTACACTTATACTGGTAATTTGGCACCTGCACCACCACCCGCTGCCATCTTTCCTTTAAGAAGCATCTGGCGATTTAATTCTTCCAGTGGTATGGGAGTTTCTTCATTCATACCGATACCAGCACTGGGAGGCATAATTTCATCAATGGGAACGCCTTGAAACTGTTGAGCCACGTATCTGTCCAGTGCCGTAAAATCATAAGGGACTGGTTTACCACTTTGCACTGCACTTTGCACCACAGGACTATTCTGCAAATATTGTGCCAGCATAATGGCTTCTTGTCTTCTAACCTCTATGGAAGTAGGATTGCTATTTTCGGGGTCAACTTTAAAGGCATAATCACTTTCTATCTGTTTATTAGTGAACTTGACCCAATAACGAATTCCATCAGGTCCAATAATGTCTTCTACTTGTTCTTTTTCCCATTCAGAAAACATATAGGCATTATATCTTTTTATTATATCCACTAATAAATCAGCTACTAAATCTTTTCTTTCGTTGACCCTAATTTGAGAAGCCATATGCACTATTTGCGATTCGGTTGCCGTCTGCCTTCCACCTTCAAATTCACCTACTTCATTACGGGAAAATCCCGATATTTCACGGGCATCTCCTCTAATGGCTTCCACATCAATGTTAAAATCAGGAGGAACATAAGGTTGGAATATCTTCACTGCCGCCTCCACATTACCATCGCATTTTATTCCTGCTCCTGCATCTTCGGTAACTAACTTTATTACTTCATCTTCACTAATGATATTCTGGTCATAAAGGAAACGAAGTTTGGCTAACCTTCGATGTTCCATATGTAAAGTTCTGGTTTCATTGATGGCTAATTGCTGATCTTCCAAATATTTAGAGTCTGGTATCCCATAATAATAAATGGGATCAGGATTAAAGTTAAGGTCTAAATAAGGATTACCATATTTCTGCATCAAATCCACTTCATTATAAAGCCATTTATTATATCCTTCCTGCATAATCATCATTCTTCCTCTTTTTAAATCCCTGATTTCCCACAGGAAGACAAAATCACCAAATCTATTTTGCGGTATCTTGCCGGTAATATGTTTATTCTTCATCCAGTCAAAGGTAGTCATCCCATTGGCTTTTAAATCCTGAGTATGAGACATTTTTTTATCTTGTTTAACATCTTCTAATTCTCTAATATATAATCTGGCTACCCACGGTGCTTGATGAAGATATTTTAATCCGTAAGGAACGATAAAGAATTCAGGAGTTATTTCTATAGCCCAAGGTTTGCCAGGTTTAATATAATTGTCATATTCAATCAAATTACCTTTTTCATTAAAACGGGTAAGAGTTCCACCGATAGATACTTCTACACCTGTATTGTCTAATACAGTGGCTTTCAGTTCTGGTTTATAACCATACTCACTATCAAAACCAGTAAGTACAGGACAAGTCCCACAAAGTGCTGCCTGTAATATAGAAGGTTTTAGAACATACTTTAATTTAGTACTTTCTATCATTTTGTTGTCTAATTTCTGCACTATTCTGGCACTATTTCCGAAACCAGGTACGGTATGAGAAACATAAACCGTCGGATCGGTAAAGTAGGTTTTAGGTACCATACTTCGCAAAATAGCAAATATAATGGCTACCGAATATTTTCTTTGTCCAACAGTCCCAACGTCAAAAATACCCCGATAATAATTCCTATACAAATCCCAATTAATGGGTTTTGCATAGTCCTTCATATATTGCAAACCACCACTTATATTCCTTTGCCAGTCTTTTATCTTCATTTCATCTGCCATGTATTGCCTCCGAAATAGGCGTTCTTTTCTTCTTCCCACTACTTCTTCTTGCCGTAGAATAGGCAATACCTTGACATATTTCCATGGCATGTTTTAAATTTCTTGGCGTGATAGTCCCTATAGTCCCCTTCTTCTTATAAGAAATGATACATTCTTCGATATTTGCAGAAATTGTTCCCTGACTCGAACCTTTTTTTAGGGGCATCTAAATCACCTTCTTTTTCTTATATACTATATTTACACAGATATTCCGCGCCTTCGGATACCTCAGCATAAATGCCATAAATGCAATGGATTATATCATCAGTATAAGGTACATCCTGACTTATATAACCTATCTCTATAGCACCAGATATATCTTCATCCTTGCTATCATAAAAGGTAACGCTTGCATCAGTACCACCACTGGTTAATGTTGCACCGAGAAACCAACCTTCCCTTTCTAATATTCGGGAAGAAATCATTTTTATACCAGAACTTACCCCTGTCATATTTATCACCCCTTCTATTAATTATTATATATATTCCCGCCCTTCATACTATAGGAGCGTGCATGGGCGAATGGATATTTATCTTTATTTGCCTTACCATCAAGTTCTTCCATAATTGCTTCAAAACTAAAAGGTTCGTGAACTTTAATCGTTCTTAATTCCAACTTATAATTCATATTTCTAACCAGATAACCTAGAGCATCGAGTAAATCCACCTTGCGACCATGAGGATATTCCCTCAACTGTTTTTCCAGATTACGCATCTCTTTAGACATCAGTATCTTACCATTTTCGAAATAAGGTACTAAACCTTCTATCCTCTTGGATTTGGCATCCCTACTTTTAGGGTCTTCTCGAATGACGGTAAAATGAGCATCTTCATTTATCTTTATACCATTCTCGTCAATCTTATCCCTTTCCATTTCAATCCCTTTGGCCAGTGCTTCCTGATAAGCAATAGTCTCGATTATCACTTTATGAATATTATATTTCCTAATTAACATAAATGCAAGTTTTATTTGGTCAGGCATCTCAAACTGTCCATTAATGGCTTCCAGTATATAGATTAATTTATTATCCGCACCACCACCTACGATAAAAGCACTATCACAATTCTCTTCCTTCTGACCAAGTGCAGTATCCAGAGCAAGGATATTGGTAGTTTCGGGGACTACATTATAATATCTGTTCCACATCGGTTTGAATATCATCTTGGAAGAAGGCATAGGATTTAACATCATCTGTGTGGCAAACATATAAGTTCCCATTTCTATTCTTTTTTGCTCTAAAATTTCTCTATCAAATCTTTGAGGATAAATAGGGTCATAATCTTCACGATAATCTCCTTCTGGTTTTCCATAAGGGTTCATAAAATAACGTGCATAGTTAGGTTCATTTTCCTTAATCCAACCTATCATATCCTCTAAAAACCATCTCGTTCCTATCTGGATACGAGCAGAATTTCTATAATCTATTAGTAGGTTAGTTGCCATTTTGTGCCAACCAATGGCTTTTTTAATATCCTCTAAATTGGGTATGATTTCTTCTTCTGACATATCAGATACATCGGGAGTAACCAGGTCATCTTCTATTATTTCATCATAATGTCGAGCGGTAATTTTAGTTCCCACTCCTGCTGCCTCAAATGTTCCTTCAGGAAAAACTTGTGGACGATTTACTTCGGCACATTCATCAGACCACCTAATACTCTTGCTATTAAAATTAGGGATTAGTTCGGGATAGCAAGCACGAAATAATTCATTCTTTTCAAAGATACTTCTGATTTCGTGGACACGTTTAGCTGCATTATCGAAGGTATTCTGTACAATTAAAAATCTCAAATGAGGTTCGCTTACCACTCTCCAGATAGGATAATAGGTGGAAGCTACGGTAGTTTTCAGGAAACCACGGGGTAATTCTATCAATTTTTTATTAGGATAACGGATTTGTAGGAAATTACAAAGCGGTAAGTGAACTTTTTCAGTTAACCAATCATTACCTATAATTGCTCTGCAAAAAAACCAGAAGTTAATCCTGCCTAACTTCGCTAATTTCTGGGGGTCGGTCTGAGTGAACGACATTTTCTATCTCTTCCTTTATCTCTTGTGCATTTTCTATCTTTTTAATATCGAGTGCCTGTAATGCCACATATATATCATTGGATACTTTTTCTTCTATGAATATCTTGGTACTGTGGTCTTCTCCAGATTTAATGATATGACCACTATAACCAAGTACGTCTTTGGCGGTAAGGTGTTGTAAGGATTCTGATTTTGAAATTTTCATTAAACTTACGATCTTATTAGCAGCTGCCTTAGCATTATCACGAAAGATTTTAGTAACGGGGTCGGATATTTTATCTTTAAACTTTTCATTAATGATAGAAGTTTCGGAGGACTGCCTTTTTTGGAATAAGGGGGAGTTGATGATTGTCGAGACACGGGCTTCGGATAATTTTAAATCTCTGGCTATGTTATCATTTCTATCACCAGCAAGATGTCGGCGTAATATTTCTTCTTCTCTTGCTCCGAAATATTGTATGGCTTGGTATTGGGTAGTATCTGCTCTTTCTTCAAACTTTTTTCTAACGGGCATGGCAGTCCTCCGTCTATGGCATTGCACTACCCTTAATATATACAATATATAATTTCATTTGTCAAGTTATTTAATATTCTTTATAAAATATCTCATTATTTTTAGGATTTTTTAAATTAACTGAATATAATTCATCTCCGCATTTTTTATTATCTTCATTTTCATTTTTTACTCTTTGAAAAAATAAATATCTATTGCAATCACAAGAATAATTACCATCTTCCCATATAAAAGTAGAGGGTTCTTCACTTCGATACCAATTACCCCAATATAACTCATCTTTATATTCTCTTATCTCACCTGTTTTATTCTTACGTATAAGAGCAATAATTTCAACAAAAGTATCATTTTTTTCTTTTCTATAATAAAAATCTTCTAATTTCATATTCCTTTCCTTTCAAGAGAATTTTTCAGGATAATCTGAAAGCATCATAGTTTCTATAACTTCAATGGCTTCTTCTAAAGTTTTATAGTAATAATAAAAACCATTTTTCTGTCTAATCCAAGAGACAGAAGGTGAAGGTTTAGCCATATCTAAATGCAGGAACATAGAGAAAGGATATAAACCTATTCTCCTTATCCCTACCTTCAAGGCAGTTTCTGCCAATGTTATTAATTCAATAAGGGCAGAATGGTTTATCTTTTTTATTTTAAGATAAAAAGGTTTCAAGGTTTCATTATATATATCTGCGGCAAGACCATACAAATGTTCGGAGGTGTCATAACCACCTATACTATCATTATATTTCTTACATCTTAACCCACTGGCAATATAAATCGGTTGGTGGTTACATATCCTTAACTTTTCCAATCCTGCAATTAGACTATGGTCAACCTCAATATCAGGACATTTGCCACAGGGACACCTAAATTCAGAATAATTGAAATGTTCGGATAATTTTTTATCCATAAATTATCTTGCTCTCAACTTATCGAAACAGTCTTCTAACTTATTTTCTTCAAACCTAATCGTTCCAGATAAGTTAATCTTGGCAATATCGAAATAACCTTCCCTGCACCACTTATAGATAGTAACAGGTTTTACCTTCAGTCTTTCAGCTAATTCTTTTACAGTAAGATACATATCATAATCACACTCCTTTCTTATTTGAAATCGAAATAAACTTCCCATTTTTTATATAATTTCTTACAGGATCTCAAATTTTTAATATATGGTTTATCTATTATCAAAGTTTCATATATATCCATTAAAGCAAGTTTAAAATCTTTGATTGCCTCTACTTCAGTATCTCCTTTTCCATATAAATCAAGATTGTCATTAGTAACAATATAATAATGTTTTATTTTAACTTCCAATGGTTTCTTCAATTTTTTATCGAATACTTCATTTATTAACATATCATACCCCCCTATGGTATATTATTCCACTGCCTTTTTTATAGTTTCGATAGCTTTTTTTAATGAATCTTCTTCCTTCCATTCCATAAGAACCTTACAATTAGTTTTTAAGTCATCATACTTTATTGCATCAATTGGTGTTTTAAATTGACTCTTATTGTATGCTTCCATAAGAGCAAGAGCAGAAGTTTCAGATTTAGCAACAACCTTGATGGTAAAGAAATCATCATTCTTTGGATTGACTAAAATCACATAATATAAGTATCGCATATTATCACTCCTTTCTTGTTTACATTGTTCACCATAAGGCGCTAATGGACTAACGTAAGGTATAGTTACTGGCATTTGTTCATAAGTCCAAGAAGTTCCAGAAGTAGTATCATTATATACAATTCCAGTGCTACATTTTGGCATTCAAATCACACTCCTTTTTTTTTCTCTAATTTATTAATTCTAATTTCAAATCCACTAATTTCTTCCCAAATATCTTTTATGACTTCATCCATTTTATCGGATAGAATATCTACTTTAGGTCTGCGGGTATTATGTATATCATTAGCATATAGATTATCAACATCAAATAATCTTCTCCTTAGATGTTTAATATCATCCTTAATATATCGTAAATCAACCTTATCACAATTTGTACTGTATTTCAGAGTATCTATACTAAACCATAAAATAAGAGATATAATACCTGCTATCAGGTATAAGATGAGAATTGCTATATACATCTATATTCCCTCCTTTCTCTATATTATAACTTATTATAATACTTATATTATATTTGTCAATAGTATAGGATAAGAATTTATATATTCTCAACTGCCATTGGGAAACTCCTTCATAATTGACAAATCGGGATAACCTTTATATATGCTGTCTTTTAAAAATAATGGGATATTTTTATTCCTACAAAAATTGATTATTTCTTCAATCCATTCCCTTTTAGGAATAATCTTACCTTTTCTATTGCCAGTTTCGGCTCCGATTATCACCCAATCTATACATTCCAAAGATTCAGGATTGATCCTATCCAAAAAAGGTTCGACAGAGAAAAAACACCTATTATTTTCATTGTAAAAATATCCCCAATTTTTATCTACATCTTCTTCCTTTGTTATGGTCATTCCCAACCAGCAATTATTTGGAAGTACATACTTTGAATATATCCGAGGATATTTAGTCAAGAATTGGAAAGTATGTTGAGGATATTGTTTTATCTTTTCTATTACTTCTTCCACCCATTCCCTTCTCCAATAATAAATTTCACTCATAGATCCTACAAATATCCGTTGGGTTTTTTTGGGGAATTTCTTATTAAAATTAGATTCTATAAAGGTAGGAACAAAATGTCTTAATCTATTTGCAAATTCTCCTCGACATATCTCATCTTTGTAATACATATATTTGTATTCTTTATCAGCCATTTGATTATATCGAAAACTTGCTATTTTTCTTGCATAACAATATGAACAATCATTCCTGCAACCCCAGACAGGATTAAAGGTTAAATCGCACCAACCTATTTTATTCATATTTTTTCCTCCAATATCTTTAATACATAAGAATAAAAAGAAAAGAGTTATTAACAGGGGAGATTAAAAAACTTCTTATCAATAATAATACATTTGTTTTTCAGATTTATGTCTTTAATTAATCTAACCCATCCAAAATGTGCATTTTTTATACCTACTCCTTCTTTGATTTCTTCTTTGTTACACCTTTTTGTCATAATCTTATAAATTTTAGAAGGAACTAATATTATAGCATTATTCAGGTCATTACCCTTTTCTACGTAATTATAGATAAGTATATTGAAACAGTTTACTATTTCTTCTATATTATTTATATCAACTTTTATGGATAACATATATCACCTCTTATATTATTATATACTACAGATTAATATATGTCAATATAGTATGATATATTATATAAAAGGTTTCTTTTTGTTTTTTACTCTGTAATAAAGTGAAAAAGGAGCAAATAAAGTATCTATAGCCTTTTTCATTATTTTTTCGTGGTTAATTTTTCTTTTTTTAATATAAGACCAAAATTGCTTTTTAGTACATATTATAACTTTTCCTTTGCGATTAATATAAGACCATTTGGAAGTATCATCAGTTAGATTTAATATATATTTGATTAAATTATTCATATTTATTACAATTCACTTATGTAAGATTGAATATCATTAAGACATTCTACATTGAATAAAGTTTCAGTTTCGGGGAAAAAAGCATATTGCCTCCATCTACCAAACCATTTAATCAATCCGAGTCTATCTCCATTCTTTTTAGACCATACTCCAATGATTTTTGTTTTTTTCTCTTCTATTGTAGCAAATTCGAGATATTTGCTCATTACATATCACCTCTTTCTATATATGATATATTATATTTGGAGATATGTCAATATCATATTGTAATATATATTATATGATGTAAAAATTAAAGCAGTTTGGGAGAGGGACATATACTATAATATAGGGGTGGCATGGGGGGTTGGCGGGGTCTCTTCTTTTTCAATCATAAGCAATAGACCTTAGCAATCTGTAAGGCTCTTCTATTGTTAGACTATCCTTCCTTTTATTAAGAGCAACCAATGCTTCTACCTGCCTGATGCAAGCAGGTAATAGCCTAAATCTCTAAAATTATACCCTTTAAATTGCTTCCTTTGCCCGGACTAAGTAATCCTCTCTCAGGACAAAGCAACCGGTCTAACGCCAGGCAGAGAAATAAGGTTTTACTTCCGCTATAATTCACTTGGTCTAACCGGGTTGAGCCGATCCTTGCAATCTTTCAAAATAGTTAGGAACTTTCTTGCTAACCTATCTTTTTCGACCTTACATAAACCCTTATTTTTCCCTGCTTCTTAAAATAGTTAGGCACTATCTTGCTTTTCTTTGCAAATAAAACGTTTGTTTGCAGGAATTTAAAAGGTCGATGTCGTATAAGGTAGTTAGTAAGTAAAATAAAAGAAAAGGAGGATTATAAAATGTATATTATGGATTTAACTTCTAAAAGAATAATAAAAAACACTCTGGCTAAAGGTACATGTTACAAAGTTTTCTGTAATGGGCAGTTTTATGGTTGGCTAACCAGAAATAGTTACAAAACACTTCTTAAAGAAGAAAAAGAATCAAATTTACAAAGTTATCTAAAAAATAGCCATAAAGTTATGATTAATGGTGAGATTTATTAATATAAATTATGTTCCACGTGGAACATTATCGTATAAGTATTTATAACAAAAGATAAAATATATTTCATAATGATGTCTAAAATATAATCTTTTGGGGAATAGAATAAGTAAAGAATAAGAAAGGAGATTAATCAAATGTTATCAGAAGCAATGAAAATAAAGTATAATGAATATCTCAAGGATGTAGTAACTAATCATAATGAGTATAAAATGAAAAAAGAGAATTATGAATTATGGTTATCTTACTTAAGATCGCATCCGGCTAAAGAAACATATCAAGATTTTGTAAATTACAAAGAAAAGAATAAATAAAAAAGGAGAGAGGTTTTTGAATATGAAAAAAGATATTATTATTCATAAAATAAAAAATATGTTATGTGATAATATCGCTGGTATTTTAAGAAAAAAAGGGCAATTAAAAAACGATGATGAACAATTCGGCTCTTTAATAACATTAATATATTTAAGAGGGAAAATTGAATCATTACTAGATAAAATTGTCGAAAAGAATAGGTAGAGGGCAAGGAAGGGGGAAAATTATCTAGCCTTCCCCTCTTCTGTATAACCAATTCAATCTTAATATAAGGAGGTCAAACCGAAATGAATATTTACACCAATGGGAAAAAGCATAAAAACGATACTTTTAGAAACGCAAAAAACAGAAATATTGCAGTCAAAGAATTAAGAAAAAATAACTGGACTGTAAAAGTAGGAGTTTATCATTATCCTGATTCAGGCATTCAATCTATTTATTGGTATGAGGCTATTAAATAAAGGAAGGGTTAAAATGTTAATAATTAAAAAAGATAATTATGCACCATTTCATTGTAAGACTATAAAGTTTTTAGACCTTATTAAAGACCTGGAAATGTTTACTGGCTTAAAACAAAATAGAGTACATCTAAATTATAAGTTACTTGATCATCAGAATATTTTTACTAACGAATTTACTTATTTTATGAAAATCTGAGGAGGTTTAATTAAATGAAAATTATATCTAAAAACCCATTATGTTTTACTGTTTCATTAGAGGAAATTGAAAAGAATAATATGATACTATCACCTGAATACTATATAGAAAAAGAAGAGCATCATAAATTAAATGAATGGTTTCTAAAATTAACGTTGAAACAAAAGAATATATTAAAATCTTATTATGAATATTTAAAAAAGGAGGGTCTATAAATGTTACACGTCAAAGTCTCTAATTTTGAAGGAGCTAAGGATCAGTTTATTATCGAAACAAACAAAGGAGTTTATTTTCAAAGCTATGATTCTATTATTGCCCTAAAATCTAATGGTAAAATATACCTGGATAAAAATACCTGGGATTATAGCCGAACTACCACTAAATACCTAAATAGATTTTTAGGTAATACTGATACCATTGAAGTTAAAACTAGAATCGAAACTGGCAAATATATCCTAACCAACCTGAATAAATAGATTCCGAAATAGCCTGCTTTTAGGTAGGCTATCTATAACTTAAAGTTATATTGATAAGGAATAAAGGAATAAAGGAGGTGATTAATAATGAAAAAGAAAATAGAAATATGGTTATTGAATAAGTATAAATGGTATGTAGGATTATATAAAAAATATCGTCGGGTAGAAGATTGGAATATAATCCTATTATTGCAAGAGATATTAAATAAATTTTATTGCTACGATTTTCCTTATATCAATAACCATTATTTAGCGATCAAGAATGAAAAAGTTATTTATGAATATGACTTAAAGTAAGGTACAATCATAAGGCAACATTGAAAGGAATCAAAATTTTGAGGGTTTTTGAAGGTCTAAAAAAGGAAAAGGAGGTAAAATATGACTAAGGAAGAGCAATTGAGAAAAGTATTCAGAAATATTTTACAAAGAGAATTTGAAGAACAATAATGTATTATTATCTTAAAGGAGTAAGGGGTTATTTTTCTAAAAACAAAAATAACCCCTCTTCTTTTTTAGGAAAGTTTTACACTAAAATATAAAATCTCTATTATTATAAAATATACCATACTAAAAACAATGCTCTAAATTATATTAATAAGTTTGAAATATTCTATTCATATACATATATAAAGAAGTATTGTTTATCAATACTCTCAGAGTTTATATTCTTTTATCTTTTATTATTATATATATATGTATATATATACTATATATATATTATATTATTTAAACTTTATAATTTAATTATAATTTATTCCTGAAGATAAAAAATAGTATTTTTTTTACTTTTATCTAGAGAATCAAAATATTTCAAATTTATTCGGAAACCGTTGGTACATATAGCTGTAATAAATATCGGGAAATTATAATGTTTAACACAGTTAAACGATGATAAAATAACATTGTAATATTTTAAGATAGAAAAGAATATATAAATATAACATGGGGAAGCAGTTTTTCGGAGGTCTAAAACTGCCCTCAAAAAAAGTGTATTATTTTTAGAGCTAAATATTTTATAGTAAATATAT